AAATATAAATGATAGTGAAATGGAGATAGATATACAAAAAGTTACCAATGATATTAGGTCTTATATAAAGACCATAAAAAAACTTAGGGAAGAGTTAGAAGAAAAAGAAATAGAACTAAAAAAATACAAAGATGGAAATAATAACAAAGAAAATTGATACTGATCAGATATGGTCAAGAGTAGGTAATGTGTCCTGTTGCACAGAGTATGTTTACTACGCTAAGATTAAAAGAAAGTACCTTAATTACATAAATGATAATGTAGAAAAACTTTCAGAAGGGTATATTGGTAATAAATTTTTTTCAGACTCAAAAAGTTTTAACGCAAGAAGAATTCATTATATTGTGAAATCTATAGATAAGTTTGATGTATACGATTTACAAGAACTACTAAGTGAAGATTATTCAACAATAGATTTTCTAAAGAAAACTGATGAAATACGAAAAAGAAATATTAATATCTCTACTGAAGAGTAGAGGTATAAATCATAATCTAAAGGCTAAAATAAAACCTAGTAAACATCCATATATGAAAAGGCTTGAGATGTCTTTAAAGGCACATAATTTAGATTATATCTACTTTCATGAAACTGATAGTTTAGCCATAACAGAGGTGAATTATCACCCATATCTAAGTCTACATAACACTCTAATGATGCCTAGTAAAGATGGTATAAGTATTCTTTTAGTTATGAATAGTAAAGAAAAAATGGAAGAACTAGTGTGTGAAATGGAAAACACTTTAGATGTACTCATCCCACAAGATATTGAGTATAGTATAGTAGGAGTCCTGTGAAAATAATTTTACCACTTTAGTGTTATATTAAAAAAAGTTTTACTACTTTTACCAACAGAAAGTTAATTTAATTTAAAGACCAAAAAAATGGAAAAATCAGAAACCATTGGCAAGTTAACCCTTGCCTTATCAAAAGTGCAGTCTCAATTAAGACCAGCAAAAGAAAACTCAAAGAATCCTTTTTTCAAATCAAGTTACGCAGACTTAGGCTCAGTATGGGACTCTGTTCGTAAGTTGTTAGCAGAAAACGAACTAGCAGTAATCCAAATGCCTACAGATGTGGGTGGTTTAACAACAACTTTATCACATTCTAGTGGGGAATATATGTCATCTACTATGTACATTCCTTCTAAGGAAGATGCTCATGGTGTTGGCTCTGCTATATCGTATGCGAGAAGATATGCTTTAGCATCTATTGTTGGTGTAGTTACTGGCGATGATGATGGTAATATGGCAGTAAAAGGTTCGAGTCCCAAATCGACTACAAACTCAAAGTCTACCTCTAAGCCTAAGTTAAATGACTCTCAGTACAAGGGTATGATAAAGGCTATTGAAGATGGTAAAGGTAGTGTTGTTGAACAGAAGATGGGTGGATACACTTTAACTAAGACTCAAAGAGATAATCTTAACAATATCCTTAAACTATCTAAGACCTTAATATAATGAGTTTAGATGGTTTTGTAAAGAAGTTAGTTGATGACTCTTTTTATTATTCTGACTACGAGTTTGTAACGAACTCGCAGTTAGGGTTAATAAAACAAGATGTCAGAACTTATAAAATGATGAGGGACAACCCTGATCTAAGAAAGGAAACGCTTCCTATGATATTTGGAAGAGCTTATCATGTAGCTATGCTTGAACCTAATGAGTTTATGAAAAAGGTAAAAGTTTTTAATTCAGCTACAAGAACTACTAAGGGGTTTAAAGAATTTAAAACAGATAATTCTGATGCTCCTACTATAATCTTACAGAAAGAGTACGATAAGATTATGTATATGCAAGATGTTTTATTCTCTCATAGCGAAGTTAACGACTTATTACAGAAAGAAGGAGAAAGAGAAATAGCTAATGCTTGGAAAGATAATGATACAGAAGTGTTTTGTAAGGGTAAGGCTGATTACAGAAATGGAACAACCCTTATAGACCTTAAGACTACAGGTGATGGTAGTTATTGGGGGTTTTCTAACTCTTGTAAAAAGTATGGATACGATAGACAATCAGCATTTTATATGGATGGGTTTAATTGTGATGAGTTTGTGTTTATAACACAAGAGAAGGAGAGACCATATAATGTATCTATATTTTATGCTGGTGATGAGTTTATAGAAAGAGGTAGAGATGAGTATAAAAGCTTATTGAGTACTTATAAGAAGTTTTTTATAGATAACGAAGCAGTAGTGGAAGAGCATTTAATAATGGAAACTCTATGACATTAAGAGAACTATTAGTTGAAAAACGAATTAGCGAGAGATGGCTCGCAGAAAGATTAGGGTTAAGCAGACCGACCCTACTTAAATACTTAAAAAAACCTAACGAGTTTAGAGTTAAACACGTTAAAAAAATTGCAAAGTATTTACAATTAACCGAAGGGTCTGTATTAATTAATTATTTTAAACACAAAAATTATGAGTAGTAAATCTGAAAAAATTTACGTTGGTAATGGAACTGAGAAGTTCGATGGAGACATGGTGCAATTCTCTCTAAACTTAACTAAGTTGGGCAAGGATGCTTCTGAACACATGTTCGAGTACAATGGTGAAAAGTTCATCAAACTTAAAATTGCTAAAAAGAAAGATGGTGCTGATGAGTATGGTAAAACTCATTACATTGAGGTGGACACTTGGAAGCCTGAGCCTAAGAAGGTAGAACCAGTAGAAGACGATCTACCATTTTAGTATCGGTTTATCGGTTTAAGAACCTTATATATAGGTTTAAACCTATAAACTTATAAACTTATAAACTATATAGGCGTGAGTGAGAGCAGTTAAACTCTAATAATCATAGCTACTGCAGGTAATACTTCCGAATAAAACCTATGAGCCTATTTTTTAAAACCAAAAACCATGATATTAAGAGTATCTGATAAAGATATAATAGACACAAGTAAAATTGGTTACATTACTCTCGATGGACAAAAGATAGTATTTGGAGATTTAACTTGGTCTATATATAATAACGAGATGGAGGCTCAATGTGTTTTCAATAACATAGTTCGTCACATGAAGATTTCGGACATGAGGTTTAGCTCAGAAAAATCAATTAACCAAAACGAAAGAAAAGAAAAAGCTTTTGAAATGTTTTGGGGCTTATACGATAAAAGAGTTTCATTAAACAAAGCTAGAACATCTTTTATGCAGCTTACGTTAGAGGATATGGGTAAAGCCATAAAAGGAGTAAAGGCTTACGTTGATTCAACACCTGACAAAGCGTACAGAAAGTTTCCATCAACTTGGATTAATCAGAGGTGTTGGGAGGATGAGATTATCACGAGTGATAAGAAAAAAATTAACAGGTACGTGAAGCCAAATTACATTACAGATGAAAGATAATATAGAGATGGAAAAAAGGCTTATCGGTAAGGTTATGTCAAACCCTAAGGATTATTATGACTGCCATAGCCTTATATCAGAAGAGATATTTTCTGACCCCTTAAATAGAAAAATATATAAGGTTATATCTCAAAAACTAGACAAGGGAGATATGCTTGATATGATTGTTATATCTTCTGCAATTAAAGATCCTATAGTTGATTTTAGAGTAGCTGAGTGCATGAGTTCAGATCATTATGCTTACATAACTAAGAACATGGTTCTTTACTTGTCTCAAGAAGATAAGAAGGTTAAGCTAAAAAAATTGGCTGAGATAACCTCAAAGAAAATTGATAATGGTGATGACTTATTTAACATTATAGATTTTGTCGATGAAGGTATGAAGTCTATTTCAGACATAAGAGGAAGTGATATACCTGACATTAAAGTTCAGCTTAAAGTTTTACATGATGACATACAAAGGAGGATGTCTTCAGACAAGATGATTGGTTTACCTACAGGTTTTCAGTCTGTGGACAGGTTTACTGGGGGTTGGCAAGAGACTGACTTTATTGTGATTGGAGGGGCTTCATCTATGGGTAAAACATCTCTAGGATTAGCGTTTTGTTACAATTGTGCTAAAGTTGGTGTACCAACTGCAGTATTCTCATACGAGATGGGGGATACACAACTATTACAAAGATTAGTATCTTTAGAGAGTGAAGTAAATAATAGGTATATAATGAAAGGAACCCTTCAAGATAATGAACTCAGTAGGGTTGATAAGGCTATAGGTAAACTTGAGAATGTTAGTTTGTTTATAGACGAGTGTAAAGATTCATCTCTTAGGTATCTTTTAAATAAGATAAGGCAGTATGTTATAACAAAAGATGTGAAATTTGTTTTAGTTGATTACTTACAACTTGTAAAAGGTGCTGGGACATCAAGAGAGCAAGAGGTTGCTTTAGTTGCTCGTGAACTTAAGAATATAGCTAAAGAACTTAATATAACTATAATAGCTTTATCGCAACTTAGTAGGGCAGTTGAAAGGAAGGAAGGTTGTAGACCTAGCCTATCAGATCTTCGTGAGAGTGGAGAGATAGAACAAGCATCAGACATAGTTATGTTAGTGTATAGACCAGAATATTATGGTATTATGGCTGATGAT